TTAATTCTCATGAGATTCATCAATCTTATCGTCGTCCATTGTTCCGCCACCCGCTGCGACCGCTGCTATACGGAGCACGACTTGACGACAGACCACCTGCGCCGGGGCTTCTCCGGCGCAGGTTATCATTTTTATATCCGCAAGAACGGTGACATCAAGTCCCTGCGTCCCTTGTCCCTGCCTGGTGCCCATGTCCGGGGTTGGAATGCAGGTAGCATCGGTGTCTGCTACGAAGGCGGTCTTGACGAGTGCGGTCGCCCTGCCGATACACGCACCCTTTTCCAAAAGCACTCCCTGCGTGTGCTTGTGTTGCTGCTGCTGAAGGATTATCCCGGTTCCCGGCTTTGCGGTCACCGCGACCTGAGCCCCGACCTGAACCATATAAGGGGGGTAAATCACTTTGTATGTAAAGCATGTGGGAGTTAAATGATGCTGAAATGCCGATGAATAAAAGGTTTGAGGCTATTTGAGTAGTGTGTGCTGAAACAAATCGAATTGTTACATTGTGCGACACAGATGTTACATTTGAATAAGGTATGAAAACACTTTAAACGGTCAAATGTTACATGGATATAAAATGAGGGCTGAATTGACGCTTTTTGAGGCGCGATTCAGCCCTTTTTTCGTGTGGAGTGCTTAGGTCATTCTTGGGTACAACGAATGAGGTGAGACTGCTTGATAATGGCTCTACGGGTTGTCTTAACGCCACCATCAGTGAGACCGGCATGAAGTAGCGAGCTCTTTTTAATACCTATTTGAGCGTCATTTAGGACGGTATAAATGGCGCTGATACTGCCGAAATAATAGTCCTTTTTCTCGAAAATGAGATGTACGTGAATTATCTTAGTCATAAATTCATTATTTAGAAGTTTCTTTCTACAAATATATTCTAAATAATAAATATATAGAAGTATTTCCAAATAAAATATGTACTGTTTAGGGTGTTTAGAGGATATGACTTTATAAGTTCTTTTATATGCCCAAATGAATAAATGACGTTGATAAATAGCAATGAGGCGAAAGGTTAAAAACAAACTTAGGGATACCATAAGGGATACTGATAAGGGATACCTTATTTTGCAGAAAATAAGTGTGGCAACATGGTTTAGGGATACTTTTTTAACAATTAGAAAAGGATGTATTTCGTATGATGTTTCCTTTTAGGTTATGTTTTTAGGCGTTTAAATAAATATTTATAGGGGGATAGTATAGTGTTTTTAGCGGGTAGTATAATTGTACTAATCATATAAACTGTTGATTCATAATAGGTATTTATGGAATAAGTGCTATTTTAGCGTAATAAACGTGCGCGCGTCGCAAATAATTGGCAGTATAGCTCAGGTAGAGCGAAGGTGTACATACGTGGTGAATACGTATGCAGGTCTTTTGTCACAAGTTCGACTCTTGTTGCTGCCGCAATGGTTTTTGAAGGTGTGAAGAACGCTCCCGGCATTCAGGGCTCCGACTGAGGGATAAAGCGTGCGGAGATTAAGGTAATTAATTAGTTGTTTGTTGGAAACGCTCCCGGTAATTGTGCCGGGAGCATTTAAAAGTTTCGATTATGATTAGATTTCTAAAAAATAGATTCCGGTATCGTCTAAAGAGGAGAATTATATCATTATTGTTGTCTAACCAAAACCATTGCCCTGATATTATAGAGACTACAAAGTTGGCTAATCGAATATGTAAATTTATCGTGGAAAAAGAAGATTATGGATTTCCCATTAAATGATTACCAGTTATTATTTCGGGTGTTTCTTCCGTATGCGATAATAGGTTGATGGCTTGTTTGTGTATTTCCGTCATCTTCAGCAGGAAGGACTAAAGGGATATTGAACTTTATGCTCGTAACTGCCACAGACTTGCTTTCGTCGTTCTTATTGGCACCAATATTAAAACTGCCAAGCAATACACCTATTCCACTTTTATTTTCTTCTCCAGTAGATGATGTTAATGCAACTTCAAAATTAATATTTTGAACTGGATAGTATTCATTTTTCACCCTTGCATTGGTTGCATCTGACGTACTTTTATACTGCTTGGGATTTACAACTGCACCATATTCTTTTACTGCTTCTTGTGCTTCTTTTACTCCAATAGTGATTTGCAATAATGTTTCTTTTACAAATTCTTGTAGCTCCATAACTTATTGTTATAAATGGTTGTTAATTACTGTTTGAATGCTCTTTCTTTACTTTACATTGATAGCACGCAATAATTGTTGCATCTGGCTTTTGATTACATCCATATCATCTTCCAGTTGATTAACCTTGTCGTAATATGTTTCATTCAGATTCGGCATTTTTGCACTGAAATACCATTCAGCATGAAGTATGGTGTTTATCTCCTGAGCTTCCAAATTAAAATTGGGGTAATTGATTTTATCTACATTATCTGACATGCAAACAAGGAACCCATGTTGGCGAAATCGATTCTTGATGCGTTTGATATATGAACGCCCATCAGTGTCACTGATAACATAAATGTGCTGGTCGGGCATGTCCTGCCATTCAGAACGGTCGAGTAATCTCACGATAACGTAGGAGCTATCCAATAATGTAGGTGACATACTTTCTCCTTTGATGCGGACGCAGAAGTATTTCTCACTATTACGCACCATGGATGAAGGCATTTTTATGGTATCTACTACTTCCAAATAATCGGGGTTATCGTAGCCACAGCAGCCTGCTGCAACAGAGATGTCCACCAGTGGGATTGAAACAAAATCATTATTGATAGACAACGACGCTGTAGGAGCGGAATTAGTGGATGTTGGCTCGTGACGGAGCATAGAGCCACGTCCTGTGATAAGCCAATCTGCAGAATATAAGGGATAATTTTCAACTATGTTTTGTAACCATTTAGATTGAATGTCGGTACCATTGGCTATAGCTCTTGATAATACGCCTTTACTGGCACCAATACTACGTTCCATAGCAGTGATAGTTATCCCCTCTTTTACAGCTATTTCTTGAATTCTTGATAAAATATTACCCATATAGATGAAAATTATCACGCGTTTATTTGCGTGGTTGAAAATTATCACTTAGATTTGCACCGTGTTCAAGCAGAACAGCCCCAAAGATAAGAATTATTTTAATCAGAATTTAGATATGGAGAACAAAATCAGAAAGAAGATTGAACTGAGTGCTTCAGGCAAAGAGAAACTTGTCCGGATGTTCAATGTGACACACCGCAGTGTGTGTTATGCGCTTGACTTCAAACGTAACAGCGTACAGGCTACAAAAATTAGGGAAGCTGCCCTAATCAATGGTGGTAAGTTGGTGGAGATTATTGATGTGACGGACTCTGCCAAGCGTACTGTGAAGGTGTTGGACTCTCATGGGAATGTGAAGGCGGTGATAGCTAATGATACGGTAACTTTATAATGGTATGGATATGCAAGAGAAAAAACAACAGCAGAATGCAAACCATTTCAGTTCGCATTCTTTTGCCGCAAGTCATCTGATACCCCTTGATAGCTTGCCCCTGTCACACAGAGAGTTTTACTTTTCCCATTGTGGCGTTCCACATACGGATAAGAAAGAGGACGGCAAAACTCTTCGGGGAAAGGAACTTCCTTCAGATGTTTTTGCAAGATGCGGGCTACGCTGAAACTGTTGCCTAAAACTACGGATGAATGTGAGAACAGCTTGTCGATGAGCAACCGGAAATCCTTTATCGGTATTTCTGTCCGTTCAAAAGCACGGAAGCAGAAAATGTCCATACAGAATTCAGATTTCGTTTCGGAGTGTTCTCCTTCAGGAACGGGGAATCCGGAAAAATCCTCAACGATGGCATATTCCAGTTTCAGCGTGATGGCGATGGAGGTCAGCAACTCGTGGACAAAGATTCGGCAAAAAGGTATTTCCCCGGCATCTTTATAGACGATGCCGCAATTTACCCGCCATTGATTCTTTTTTAGACTCATAATGGTTGAATTAAGAGTTAGTATTAGTTAGACAGCTACAAATGTAGCGAAACTATCCCGGTTCGGGATGAATAGGGATAGATTTTTCAATTGAAATCAAAGAAAAAAGATATGAATAGAAAATTGACAGATAAAGAAACGGATTTCCTGCTTGAGCTGCGGGATCTGATGGCGAAGCATAACGCTATCGTATTTGCCGAGGACGGCCGTGTATGTTTCGACGTGGAATATTCCGATGTGGATGACCCGGTGGAACCGGTCATGCTGCCGGAGGGACTCACGGTATATTACGAGATCGATGAATTCATAGAACAAAACTCTTAACCTTTACAAGACATGAAAACCTGGAGAACAATTCAGAAGATTGCCGTAGCCGTGGGCATGACCTATGGCATGTGGCTGGGAACCAATGTTGACGCAACGGATGCGGACAGCCGCAATGCGTTTGTAATCATCGTATTATCGGTCATCGTGGCGATATCGCTTTGTATGCCGGATAAGACGGATATCGAAACAGCTTAGGAACAGCTTGTTCGGCAAGTCCGGAACTTCCCTTGCCATGCGGAAGTGGCCGGCTCCCCGGTTCGATGCCGGGGCTTGCACAATGTTGAAAAGTATAAAGTTTCTGATTATGGAAATGTACGGTAAAATAAGGTGTGTCACTTTTCCTGAGCTGGTCTCGCAAGGAAGGATATTGAGTGTACCAAATTACAAAAAGAAGGTACGTGAGGGCAAGATCCGGGTTGTCCGTCCCGGTAAGGGGGCCGGTTCCTACGCTCTCATAGACTACACCAGTCTTCCCGCCCTTATTCGTGAGGCATACGACAGACTTTATCCCAATGCTTTGGAAGAAATGAAAGAACAATTAATGAGTAATATTATCCGCAGTGACAGCAGGGCTGTAGAATTCTATAGGACCTACCAACCCGCCATTTCTCTGGAACGCCAGGCCGAATATGTGCTGAATGCCGAGGTGATGAACGAGCTGGTCCGTGTGGAGAAAGAGACCGGAGCCTTGCATAGCAAGTGCGGTTACAGCCGCAAGTCCATCGTGTGGGAAACGGTGCAAGGTACATGTGAGAAGCTTCGTGAACACTATGGACACACACTGCCCAAGACCCGTCTCCGCGAAAAATTCAACGCTTATAAAAAGATCGGCTACGCCGCCCTTGTCAACAAGAACACGGGCAACCAGGCGGCACGCGTGGTGGTTCCCGAAGTGGCGCGGCTGTTGCTGAAGCTCCGCCGCAGCATCGTTCCCCGCTATACGGAGGCGCAGATTTTCGACGAATACAACCGCCAGGCGGTGGAGCGCGGCCTGAACATCATCAAGTCGCCCACCACCGTGAAGAACTATCTCAACGACCCTGCCGTGATGCCTATGTGGTATGCGGCGGTACATGGCATGCAGAAATGGAAAGCCAAGTACACCAGTCTGATGAAGACCAGCCTCCCGCAGATGCGCGATGCCTTGTGGTATGGCGACGGTACCAAGTTGAACCTCTACTACAGGAATGAACAGGGCAAGATGTGCACCACCGGCGTATATGAAGTGATGGATGCCTATAGCGAGACCCTGCTTGGATATGACATCGCCCCGAACGAGAATTTCGACTGCCAGTATCGTGCCTACCGCATGGCCGTGGAAGTTTCCGGCAGCCGTCCCTACGAGATAGTGACCGACAACCAGGGAGGACACAAGAAAGGCGACGCCGCGGGATTCTTCCAACGCCTTACGGTACTCCACCGTCCCACGATGCCCTATAACGGACAGTCCAAGACCATAGAGAATGCCTTCTACCGTTTCCAGGCACAAGTCCTTCATGCCATCTGGCATTTCACGGGACAGAACGTGAACGCCAAGAAACTGAACAGCAAGCCCAACCTGGAATTCATAGAGGAGAACGCCTACGCACTTCCCACGCTCGAGGAACTGAAAACAATCTATAAGGAATGCCGTGACAGATGGAACAATGAGGAAAAGCACTTCGCCACCGGTATTCCACACATGGAGATGTACCGCATGAGCGGGAATCCCGAGGCCCAACCCGTTACGGAGGTTGACATGATGCGTATGTTCTGGCTGTGCCATCCCAAAGCCGTGACCTATACCAACTACGGACTTCAGTTTGAAATAGACAAACGGAAATACCACTATGACGTATATGCCGCCGACGGCCTGCGTGACGAGGCATGGGCGCTTCGCAATACCGGACGCGAGTTCACCGTGATGTATGATCCTATGGACATGACCCGCGTGGAGCTGTGGCGGAATACCGCCACCGGTGCCAAGTACAGTGCCACCGCCACTCCTAAGGTCACTGTCAGCCGCGCCACGCAGGAGCGCACACCGGAAGAGAGCAGCTTCATGCGGAAAACCATCGACCGGAACAAGGAGACCATGGCCGCCATCCAGCTGGAAGGCGAGCGTTTCGACCTTGACGAACGTATCGCAGCCGAGCTCTTCGGTCTTTCCACTCCCAAACCTAAGAACCTCAGCAAGAATAAGATGGACGGATACCGTGAAAGGCATGACCGTGGCGAGCTCCATATTCCTCTTTCCCTGCCGGAAAAACAGAAGCGGGAGGAGGCCGAAGCGGACACGGAAACCGATTACTCCACTATGGGGGAATATACCAAGGCACTCTCCAACATGACGTTGGACGAGCTGGCACTGGACAGATTTTAAACGGCAATCAATAACCAATTAAATACCATTCAAGAATGAAAGGACTAACCAAACAAGACAAGGATGCCATTCGCGACGCACTGATGGCCTACTGTGAGAACTTTCCCAGCCGCAACCGCGCCAGCGAGAGCCTGCAGGGTGTCAGTGCGGCTGTGGTGAGCCAGATTCTGAACACCAAGTACGAAAGCATCTCCGACGACATGTTCAGCCGCATAGCGGCGCAGATAGGTTTCAGCTTCGAGCATTGGACCATCTGCGAGAGTGAGAACTTCCGTCTCGCCACCTACGTGCTGGCCGACGCCCAGATGTACAAGAATGTCACCTGGATGGTGGGCGATGCCGGATGCGGCAAGACCACTGCCGCCATAGAGTTCCGTCGCACACACCGCAACGTGTTCTATATCCTTTGCTCGGAAGATATGAAACGCAGCGATTTTGTGCGCGAGATAGCCAAGCAGGTGGGCGCGCCTACCGACAGCACCAGCAACCTGCGTGACATGCTGGACTATGCACTCGGTATGATCGGTTTTCTCCAGAACCCGTTGCTCATCTTCGATGAGGGGGACAAGCTGACGGACTGTGTATTGAATTACTTCATCAGCATCTACAACCGCCTGGAAGGACGCGCGGGTATCGTGTTCATGAGTACCGACTATATCAAGCGGCGTGTGGACAACGGGCTGAGATACAACAAGAAAGGCTACAAGGAAATTAACAGCCGCATCGGACGCAAGTTCTTCGACCTGAACGCCACCAGCCGCAATGACGTGTATGCCATCTGTCAGGCCAACGGGCTGACCGGTGAAGCCGAGATAAGACGTGTGCTGAAAGATGCTGAAACCAGTGACAATGACCTGCGCCGTGTGAAACGGGTGATACATGCGCAGAAGCGCCGTGCCGAGCAGCAGAAAGGAGGGGCAGAGTAATGAGTGAGACTTTTGAACGTAATGCCAAGGGGGTACGTGAGATGCTTTCCATGAAGTTTGACACACTGGACTTTGAGGGGGTGTGGCATGACGCTTTCGGCACCCCCGAGCGTCGGGGTGTCTGGTTTGTGTGGGGGAACTCCGGTAACGGAAAGACTTCATTTGTGATGCAGCTCTGCAAGTATCTCTGCCGTTTCGGCCGTGTGGCCTATAACAGTATGGAAGAAGGTGCCTGCCTCACCATGCAGGACACACTCCGCCGCTTTGGCATGATGGAGGTCAACCGTCGCTTTCTGCTTATCGACAATGAAAGCATCGAGCAGCTCAGCCTGCGTCTGAAACGTCAGAAATCACCAGATTTTGTGGTGATAGACAGTTTCCAATACACACAGATGACCTATCGGCAGTATATTGAATTCAAAGAACGCCACCGTAACAAGCTGATGATTTTTATCAGCCATGCCAGTGGCAGGCTGCCTACCGGACGCAGTGGCAAGAGCGTGATGTTTGACGCGTCTTTGAAAATCTACGTCGAGGGCTACCGGGCTTTCAGCAAGGGACGCTTCATCGGTCCGAAAGGCTACTATGACATCTGGCCGGAAGAGGCGGCAAGATATTGGGGAGAATGTAATATGTAATGAGCCATGAGAACGACTGCCAACAAACCTATCAGCGCCCAGCAGCTTAAAGCCCTGCACGCCACCTTCCACCGTATCGGCATGGATGACGAGGCCCGCCACGGCTGCATCTACGAGTTCACTTCCGGCCGTACGGAAAGCAGCCGGGAACTGACGATGCGTGAGGCGCGGCAGCTGCTGGAGCGGTTGAACCCGACGGACGACAAGGCACGGGCCATGCAGATGGCAGAAGCCAGGAATGTATTCCGGGACATCTACCGTCTTTCGTTCCAGATTCCCCAGCTGAACCAGGGGTTTACCAGCGACAGTGAGGAGGAATACCGCATGAACGTGGCGAAGCTGAACATCTGGGCACGTAAGTACAGCAAGGCGCATAAGGACATTACAAGCATGAGGCTTTGGGAGCTCCAGGCCACCAAGAAACAGCTGGAGGCGTGGATGCGCCGTGAGGAAAGGAAACTTAAAAAGGATTGATACAATGAGAAAGAAACAGGAAATAAAGAAAGGAATTACCATTCTCCGCATGAAAGGGGATAAAATCAGTCTGCTCCAGGCCGAGGTGCTGGAAAACGGGCATAATGAGAGTCAGGTGTTTGCCACCTACGTAGCTTCTGTTCCGGAGGAAGACAAGGACGAGACCGTGTTTTATGCCTGCCGTGACGCCGCCCGTTTTGCCGCAGGGCGATTATCGCTGGAAGAGCTGATACCCGATGCGGACAGATATCCGGTGACGGTTGACAGACCTGAGCCCAAAGAGCGCCAGTCAGTCAGTGTACGGGAGTTTGAGGCTCTGAAGCGTAAGGTCACGCAGTTGGAAGGCTTTGTGGAGGATTTGTTGAAAGAACGCCGCCAACGTGCCGAATACCAGAAATTGCCGGATACGAACCGTGCGGACTATATCGGCCAGAAAGATGCTACAGAGCTTATAGGATGTAGCCGTGAGACGCTGAATGCCTGGCAGCGTAAGGGTTACATTACCGGATACCGCAAAGCCGGACTGGTCTATTACAGCAGGAGTGAGCTTGCCGCCGCTCCGGTTGTGCAGAATTTTATCACAATAAAAAAGGGGAGGAGATGAGATGGTAGATAATAATAATCAATATATCCCAATGGTCCATATCGTAGACAGAAACAAACGCCGTGAACGGCTGGCGTCCCGTCTCGAAGTCTGTGCAGACCGTATCTGTGACCTGCAGGACCGGTTGATGGCGGGTATTACCGCCTTGAGACCTATCGAGTACGACCGCCTGCTGGACGAATACCGAGCGGAGCTGGTGCGTTACGACAACATCGACCGGGAACTCCGGCAATTGGAGGACCCTACGAAAACAGAAGAGTACAGGGCTTATTACCGCAATGCCAGCAAGCAGCAGAAAAATAAAATCAACTATTAAATTATTAACCCTATCAAAAGAGCAAGAATTATGGCAAGAACAAAGAAAACAGTAGTCAGCGGTATCAGCCGCGAGCAGGCAGAGCAGGCCTTCGCAGATTTTGCGGCGGCCGATGCCAAAGTACAGAACCTCACCTCGAAGATGGACCTTGAGATGACCCGTATCCGCGAGAAGTATGCGGACCAGCTGGCAGAACTGTCAGCCACGAAGGAAAAGAACTTCGACATCATGCAGGCATACGCCGTAGAAAACAAGGAAGAACTGTTCTCCAGGAAGAAAAGCCTGGAGAGCGCCCATGGCGTGTTCGGTTTCCGTACCGGCACACCGAAGCTGAAGAACCTGAAGGGGTTCACCTGGGCGGCAGTGACGAATTTATGCAAGGAGCTTTTGCCGCAGTATATCCGCACCAGTGAGGAGCTTGCCAAGGACAGACTGCTGGCTGACCGTGAGAATCCTGACGTGGTATCCTATTTCCCGAAGATCGGTGTGCAGGTGGTGCAGGAGGAGACCTTCTATGTGGAGCCTAAAAAGGAGAGTGATGCGGTTGAGCAGTGAGATGAGGGAGATACACCGCCGTTACCGGTACCGTCCCCGCGGGCGGTGCTGGGCTGTGTACCTTGACATCACCTACCGTCAGGGTGACAGCTTCCCTCCGAGGATATCCACTCTTGGCACCAAGGTGAATGAATATCCGACCAGGGAAGAGGCACGGCGCGAGGTGTACAGACTGAACGGCTGGAATTATGAAAGGAGAAAAAGAACTTAATACAGAACAGACCATGAGCAAGAAACAGAACGGGGTGCTGGTAACGGCACCCCACTTCGGAACGGGACGGGAGACCGTCGGAGAATTCCCGGGGTATTCCTGCGGCTATTGTCAGGGCAACGGCTATTTCCAGGGGGATATCACGGTAAAGGATACGGAACTGGTCCCGTGCCCCAAGTGTGGCGGTACCGGCAAGGTGAAGGGCATCGTTACGGTGGACTGGGTACCGGACGGGGAAGTGAAACCCTGCCTCAAAGGGAATTCAAACAACATTTAATCACTGAAGTCCTATGCGTATTCCCGTGAAATACATTGTCCAGATAGACAATTTCCATGTGGCGGATTTCATCTTCTACTGGAACTATTATGACCAGCCCTGCTCCCTGCTTTTACAGAAGCCCAAAACAGAAGGGCTTACCGCCATCAAACTGGTGGTTGACAGTGACGAGACCGCCAGCTTTTTGCTCAGGGCGAAGGAGAAGACGGGATGCAGGCTATATCAGGTTGACTAACAATAAATCAAAGAAATGAAACAATTGATAGAAAAGGCCTTTGAGGAATCCTGGCTAAATGATTATTATCATGGAAATTATAAAGGTTTTGCACAAGTAGGTTTCCATTCAGGTATAGAATGGCTAAAAAGTATGTTCCCGATGATGTATTTTCCTCCTTGTATCATGCCGGAAGACTGTATGGAAAATACTGTGTCAGAGGGAGAGGAAACCATTGTCGCCACTACTGATGACTACATTATTTTTTATAAGCATAAGGGCTTTGATGTTGCATATCGGGAATATTGGAAGGGACGCCATAACAATAAGTGGAAATGGAAAGTGAGATATGGACGTTATGTGAATGATGACGAGATTCTTTGTTGGATGCGAGAATTATTTTAACTCAAAATGGAATGAAAATGGGCAGAATTATAAAGATGATAAGCCTATTCGCCGGCATTGGCGGTTTTGATTTGGCTGCTGATACTCTTGACTGGGAAATTCTTTTTCAATCTGAAATAGACCCGTTTTGCCTGGAAGTGCTGAAGAAGCATTTTCCCAATATACCTAAATATGGAAATATAAATGAGATCAATGCGAAGAAATACAGAGGCAACGTTGACGTTGTGGCCGGAGGATTCCCCTGCCAACCGTTCAGTAACGCCGGGCTTCAGCGAGGGACAGAAGACCCCCGCTTTTTATGGCCGGCGATGTATCGAGTTATACAAGAGTGCCGGCCTACATGGGTCGTCGCTGAAAATGTTCTCGGACTTATTGGTAACGCAGACGGAGTGGTCTTCGAGCAAGTGTGCGTTGATTTGGAAAGTGAAGGCTACGAAGTACAACCGTTTATTATTCCAGCTGCGGGTAAGGACTCTTTTCAAGAAAGAAAGCGGGTCTGGATTGTTGCCTGCCTTGACGGCTTCGGAAGCAAAAAGGATAAAGTTACGCCGGGAGAGCATTTTAAAGCATTCAGGCAGACGAAAAAGCAGCTACCTGACTGCATGTATTTCGAGAGCTGGTTTCAATCCGTCCGATATTACTCCGAACTGGATGGAGTGGTTTATGGGATTCCCGACTGGATGGACAGAACTCACGCCCTCGGTAACTCCATAGACCCACGGATAGCATACGAAATACTTATAACAATAGATTATTTGATTAACCGGTAACCAGATTAAGAATGGATGAAAAGAAAATGATATTGGACGCCTGCTGCGGCAGTAGGATGTTCTGGTTTGACAAGACACATCCGAATGTCCTTTTCCAGGATATCCGGGATGCTGAGTACATTCTATGTGACGGCCGCAAGCTGGAAGTCCATCCGGATGTGGTCGCTGATTTCACTGCAATGCCATATCCCGATCGCTCGTTCAAGCTCGTGGTCTTCGACCCTCCACATTTGGACAATTCCAATGATGGGGCATATATGGCACAGAAATACGGTACGCTCCGCAGATTCAAATGGCAGGACGATATAAAGCAGGGCTTTGACGAGTGCATGCGTGTACTGGACATAAATGGAGTGCTGATATTCAAGTGGAACGAAACCCGTATTCCGGTCAGCAGAATACTGGAGATAATAGGAGTACGTCCGCTGTTCGGGCACAAGTCGGGCAAGGCTTCCAGGACACATTGGATGTGCTTTATGAAAATGCAATAAAAAAATGAATATCGGAATATTGGCAGTGGACAGTATTTATTCTAATCCAGCCTTGATGAAGATAAGTAATTACCATAAGAGGCTTGGTTATAATGTGGTTTTTATTGTAAAGGGTGTAAGGATTACAAAGAAATATAATTGATTATGAGAAAATATTATTACTATACTTACCGATATCAGAGAGGCATAGGCCATGCCGTCTGTTCATGCGATAATGGCTTTTTCAATGTGAGGGAAAGACATGAGTACCTTTATAATTTAAATAAGGAATATTGTGTGATTACTTTTTGGAAAGAGATTTCCAGGGAGGAATGCGAGGCAATGAATGATTTTTTTAATGAAAATAAAAAACAATAATGGACAAAGCAAGATTGGTACTTCGTTGGCTGCTCATCCCTTTATGGTTCGCCATATTCATAGCCTATCTGCCGATGTGGTATCTGCAAATGAGCTGGTACTATTTCAGCTTTCAGGATTATTGGGATGCTTTTCTGATATTGTGGGACAAGACCATGCTGTCCATGAGGTTGAAGACACGCCAATGAATCCTCGAAAGGCCGCCGTATGATTAATATGGCGGCCTTTGTTGTGTATATATGCCGTTATTCGTATCTTTGTATCAGGTTTTCAGGTAATTCAGGGTATTATAATTTCAGAGGTATGAAAAAAAGTCGAAACAGGATTGTAGGATGCAGCTACGCGTTCAGAGTAGAGGACATTGTACGCATTTATGATGAACATTCCCGCAGCGGCCTCTCCAACCGTGAGATCCTGCGCCGTTATATCTGGCCGAAGTACCATATCTGTGAAAAGACCTTCTACAACATTATCAATGCCAGCGCCGACCCGCGCATCATCCAACGCCAGAAAGAGATGCGGGCGCAACTGTCGCTTTTCTGACCCGTCCTTATCCTCTGTCTATCACTTTACATGTGAAATCGGTGACATCCTCCACAAGTTCCTCATGATTGTGGTTCGTGCTGCTTCCGGTACGCCGGAACAGACTGAAGGAAATGCTGCCGTCGTCTCCGGAGAGGTTGAAAAGATGCCGGTCCATGCGGTCCAGCAAGTCGAAACGCTCCAGCGCCTGCTGCTGGAAGCCGCCGCCTTCGCGGGAACTCCCTTTCCAGGGTGTGACGATATGCAGGCGTAGGGTCACGTCCGCTGTCTGCGTGCCGCCGCCCGTCCATTTCACGGGCCGGAATTCAATGAATACGGCAGGGACATCAAAAGGCTCTTCCTGCTCCAGGAATGAAATCTGCTCGTTCCATAGGTCGAATGTTCTGATGACGGGCTTCCCGTCCCGGTCTGTAAGTTGTTTCAGCCGTTCTATGAGGCTGAGGTAAAGGAACCTTCTCATATCTAAAATATTCTTTTACTATTGTTCTCCACTATTTCCCGGATAATACGCTCCACCTCCGGATGCATGCCGATGAACCGGCGGCAGGGCATGACTATCCTGCTGCCTGCCCGTTTCAACGCCATACGTTTACAGAAAAGTGCCTCTTCCGTGGGGTTGCGCCTATAATTATCTGTCAGTTGCCGGTACAAGTACCAGAAGTATCTTTTCATCTTTCTGGTGACGGTTATTGCTCCACCCTCATTGTGAATGGCAGCGTATGGCAGGTCACTGCTGAAAACCACGCTATGTCCCGTAGTCTCCGTCTTGATACTCCTGCGTAAGGCCCCTGTACGCGTCAACAGCCCCCGGCTTTCGTCGTCATTGTATTTTCTTCGTGCCCAATGCTCGTTGAAGAAGGCTTCGCGTTCGAAGTTGCGGTCGAACTCTTCGCCTATTTTTGTGCCGATATCCTTCAGCGTAAGGCTGATGAAGCGCTCCACCTCCCGTTCCAGTTCCTTGGCTGTGTCTGAATTTTGGGGCATAATGCTTGTTTATTAAAGAATTAAACGTATCTTTGCATTTGAAAGAAGCAGTTTTATAAGCAAGTCGTGGATTGCAGTTCCACGGGGCTACTTATAAGGATGCTTCTTTTTTATTCCAGTATCTTCAGTATGTTGTCGCTATCCGAAATGCTGTGAAGATTTACTTCCCCATTGGCATACTCTCTGACAATAATCCACGATTTTTCTTTCCCGACTACAGTTTCAAACAAATGGGCTACGGTCCCGACATCGTGCTTGTCGATGCCATATCCCAAATAGCCGGCTTTCTGCAAAACTTCCCTGATTTGTAGCAGGAGCTCATTTTTCTCTGCATACCGCTTATGAGGTTGATTAAGCCATTCCTTTATACTTTTTCCCGTGACATGTATTTCCTTGCCGAATCCGGGGTTTCTGAACACCTCTTTTTTCAGGCCGGACGCTTCTTTCTGTATCTCCTTTCTGCGTATTTTCAATGTTTCTTTCCGTCTGGTCATTTCCCTTATCACCTTGCAGGCCGCACACAATTCATTGTCGGGCACTTTGACCAGTCCCATCGTGCCCGGTCTGTCAGGGCAGTCCTTGCACCGGCTGATGGTATAAGGATTGTAGAACGGGAAGCATGCCATCTGCCTGCCGGGATTGAAGCGCATCATCTCCTGATGCCTGCCTGCTGTGGCCTGGCTGCCATCCAGTATTGCCCGGTGTTCGTCACTTTCCGGATAATCGCTACGGAGTACCCTTGCCACCGTACAGCGGCAGTTCCACCCGTTTGGAGGAAAGTATTCATCCCAGAACCGTGAGGTAATGGGCAGCGTGACATTATGCAGTGCCCGGTGTGCCTCGCGTACCCGTTTGTCGCCCACAGTGCGGTATTGCAGCAGGTAGCGGTCCCGGTCCTCATCGTCCCACCACTGCTTCCACCTGGCAGCCATGGCGGCAGATGCCATGGCGAAGTTGTATTCCGCTTTCAGGTACCAGCGGTTATAGGTCCCGTTCACCTTTTGAACGTCATTCAAAAAGTGTTCAAAGGGCTTCCGGTTCCCGTCCGCATCGAGCAGCGAGGGGAACGCCTCGTTCAGCTCATGGAAGGTCTTGAAGCCGGAAAAGACGTAATTGCTCTCCTTGAGCCGCCGTATGCTGATGTCGTCCATGGGGCGTTGACGGACCGAATAATCCACGGCACGGTCCAGCGTATCGGCATGGCTGCGTATGAACTTCTGCACCTCCTTGTCCGCCAGCATCTCCGGTGTGAATTCCGGCTGCCGGTGGAGCCAGCGCATCAGCAGGACAAAAGACGCCTCCACGGCAGCAGTGTCGACTTCCTCTTCTTCATCCTCCCCACTATCTGCCAACGGTAGTGCATTTCCGTAATATGCCAGCAAGGCTCGTCTGTGCAGCCCTTCGTAGTCAGAAGGGCTCAGTCGAAAAAACAGAGCTTCTGTTCCCCATCCCCCTTGCCATTTTCCTTGCCTGCCGGGACAGCCACCGGTGCGGGCGCTTTTTTCCCGATGATGGGCACATTGTACTTGTCGATGAAATAATTCAGGTCCACCTCGTAGTTCTCCAGCAGCAGGCGTTCATAGGCAATCTGCTGCTCGGGTGTGAAGTCTATGCCCTCGTACCAGTCGAAACGGTATCCCTTCAGGGGGAAACCGTGCTTTATCATTTTTGGGATAAGCTGGAAGTTGATGACGTCCCGCAGGTTGTCGGCATCCTTGCTGACAAGGTTCTTCAGCACCTCCAGATGCACCTCGCTCTGCGAAAGGCTGCTGCCGTTCTCCGTAGTCATGGTTTCGGTGAGCACTCCCTTTGACAGTTCGGAGTTGGCGCGGTCTATGCGTTTGTCAAAGACGTTGTAGGCATCCCCGCGGGTAGACTCCTTGATTTCTATCTCGGTACCTTCGGGAAATAGCGCCCAGCCTGCTGCACCCATCGTGCCCAGCATCTTCTCGATGCGTCCCAGCTCCTTGGAGTCCCGGCTGGTGGTCTTTCCCACCCGGAAGGGGATGCCGAAGATTTCGGAAAACATGTCCCAGAAGGAGCATACGTTTTTCTTGGGAATGGTATGCTGGGCACATTTGAGGTACATCCCCAGGTCGTGCGTGCCGCCCACCTCCACCGTCCAGTCCGCCATTTCGCTGTGCCGGTAGTCATAGCCGTTCTGCCATGCCTCCTGCTGGCGTACCACGATGACCCCGTATTCGGGGATGACGTGGCGGCGCGGTACCAGCTGCACCTCGCTGAAGGCGGGTGTCCCGTCCACGGAGATGACATCTCCCAACTGGATGAGCGAGTGCCCCCAGTAGTGCGCGTCCAGTGCCAGGTCCATGAAGGTCTTGAACCAGGGCGCCTCGAATATGGCCGTCAGTTCCGGGTTCTCCACCCCCTTTCGGTCCACGATGCGGAAACTCTTGTTCAGCACATACCCTTTGCGCTGTCCCACGCATCCGGTGAGGTGCATGTCCACCTCCACGTCGCCATACACGTCATACAACGGCACACGGTTGGGATATTCCACATTCTTTGCATACTGCCAGGCGTTGCGCCAGGCGCGCATGTCTTTCTTGGTAAGCGCCTCGGTCTGCAGTTGCAGGTCGACGGACAGTCTGGTCACCCGCTTCACCTCGGCGGGATTGCCGAGGTTTACCCTGCCAATCCTTACCGGGTTCTGTTTCTTGTAATTGCGATTGGACATAGTCTGTTAATTGAAAATGAATAATTGAAAAACCATATTTCTTACCAGATATACTCGTTCCTGGCGGCTGATCCGTAGCGGATGGGGTTATGGAAATCCTCTTCTCCGTCCGGCCCCATGACGGTGGGAATGTCGGGGATTACACGTCCCGCCTGTATCTCCTTCAAGTATTCGACGGCATCCTTATAGCGTTTCTCGCGCACCTCGGAGCCCATCTTCTGGGGCAGCGACGCTGACATGTGGTAGAGGGCGATATCGACCGCACATCCCACCAGTTCGGCATCCCGCCGTTCTCCTTCGCAGGCGAATGCCTTCTGTATGTCGTAACGCCCGCGCAGGGCCGATGCAATGCGTGACAAGGCACGCTGTTCCGCTGCCAGGCGGTTGTCGGGTGAACTCTGTTGCATGATTCTCAATGCCTCCGTTCCAATCTGTATGTAATCGTCTTCCGTAATGAACATGGGGATAATGTTTAGCGGTTAATGTTTAGTGATGCATGAACTCTTAATTTTCACCAGCCTTGGGAGGGCGGCTGGCGTACTCCCATGCGCGGTGTGAAATTTTCCTCACGCACCTGCTTCTGCAGTTTGTAGATGGCACCCTCATCAGCGTCGGGGCCGTCATCATGGGCGCGGCTTCCTTTCTCGAAGGCGAGGGTCTGTTCGATACCGGTCTTCATGTCGTTGTCATTTTTCAGTTTCTCGTTGTAAAAGACCAGACCGCGTTCCCACAGTGGGCTGACGGCTTCGATGCGGGCGAACTTGTCCGGCTTCTTCCGCTTGTCGGCGGTGACGGGCACCTGGTAGCCGCGCTGCCTGCCCTCACGCTCGAACTCGTCCAATATGGTATCCTGCATGAAGTTGGCTTCCATGTAGATGGTGACGGCGGCGTCCTCGGACAGTGACTCCCAAAGGTCATAAACCCATCGCACCATTTCGCCCACGCTGCACTGACGCACAAAAGCACGCAGGCAATGCAGTTCTGTGGGACTGGCGGTTTTCAATCCGGCGCGTGGACGTCCCCACAACTTGGCGGCCTTGTAGTCGTTCTTGCTGCTGTCCTTGAAACTGGGGTCGATGTAGAGCACCAGGCTTTCATAGTAGCGGAGTTTGAGCATCCGCTTCCACCGGATCCAGCGTTCCTGGAAGACCGCACCTTCGGTGATGGGATTGTGCATGTATTCCTTCTGGAAGCTTCGGTAGCCCATGAACCGTTCACGACTGCGCAGCAGTTCGATGGTGTAACATTCCGGCCAGGCGGGAGTCCCGTCCTTGCCGATTGCATAGACGGTACTGGTATATACGGTGTCGCTGTCTGTCATCTTTTGCAGCACGCTGTTCTTGCCGATGAGGTTGCCCACCATGATGAAGCGTCCTTCCTTACCGCCAAAACAACCGAAAAGGGCTTCCTTCACCCATTTTGTCATCTCTCGCACACGCGCCTCGCTACGGCACATCTCGTCATCGTCAAGGTCATCCACCACGATATAGTCCGGACGCTTGTCGCGAAAACGCAGTCCTCGTGGTGACTGCCCGCGTCCGCGGCTGAAGAAGGCGCACTGGTCCTTGGTAACGAATTCGCCCTCCTGCCAGCATCCGGAGTTGTATTGCTCGCCGAAGTCCTCGACAATGTACTGGTTGAACTGGAGTTCCGCCTGCAGGTCACTCAACAGGGCATCGGCATTGTCCTCGCTTTTCCCCACCAATACCATGACGTGCAGCTCCCCCTTGAACTTTAGCCATAGGGGGATTCCCACGTCCAGGTGTACGGACTTGGCATGTCCGCGCGGCCATTTGAAAACGGCCCGCATTTCCCGGTGCTTCTCGATGTAACGGGCGGCCTCGTTGTGGAATCTTGCATTGGGGCATTGGCAGTAGTGGCTCAGGTACCGCCGGCAGAAGTAGTCGTAATCTTTCAAGGCACGGGCGATGTTCTTTTTCCGTTCGGCTTCAGTCTCCGGTTTGCGTTTTGAGGTGAGGCGCAACAGGCGCTGGCAGTGCTCATTCCACCGCAGCAGTGCTTCTTTTTTTTCTTCCGCTGTCATTTCTGTTTGAATTTGATTCCCATGAATTCGCTGTGCATACGGTTGATGAGTACAAGCATTTTGTCGTCTATCTCGGGATATTCGTCCCGGTGCGCCACCATCCAGTTCTCAAACTCTATGAGCGTATCCACCTTGTTCACAATGGTGGTGCTCAAGTTGATTTCCTTGATAGCCTTGACGGATTTCAGCAGCGAGTCAGCCATGCGCCCGATGCTTCTTTCGTCACCGTCCGCTTTGTCGATGGCGTCCCCCAGTTTGGAAAGGGTTTTGGAGGTGATGGATTCCTTGCTCATTTCGCGTGCGGCGCGTTCCTCTTTCCAGCCTTCAGTGTTCAGCCACCGGCTGACGGACTGGCGGCTCACTCCGGTGAGTTCCACAATCTGTGCGGTGGGGGTCCCTTTCATGTAGAGGTGCTTCGCCACCGATTTCTGCTTGTCCTTACTGTTTGCCATATACCTTGAAATTTCTTGTTTACAGTGGCAAAGTTGCGAAGTGTGGTGCGGGGCACGAAAAAACGGCGCAATGCTTGCACACAGTTACAAAACGGTTGCACACTTGAGGGCAACCGTTACACACTTTTTTGTGCGGTTATGGGTGTAGCTGTAAGTTTGCGACAAAATGAGACGGAAATCATGGCTAAAAGAATCAGGATATCAAACGAGACATTGAACTGCTTCGGCACCTGGGTAAAGACTGACGGGGTGGATTTGGAGCAGTTCCGGAGAAATCCCGTCATGCTGTGGATGCACTGGAGGGGTATCATTATCGGAAATATTAGGGATTTGAAAGTGGAAGGTACCGAAATCACCGGTGAACCCTACTTTGATGAAGTCCGTGACGAGTCGAAACTGGCAAAGCAGCAATGGGACAAAGGTACTCTGAAGATGTGCAGCCCTTATTTTGAAATCGTGGAGTCGAGTGACGACCCCGTACTGCTGAAACCCGGACAGACACGTCCGACCATCACGAGGTGCAGGCTGATGGAGGTCAGTATGGTGGATATGGGCGGTAATGACGACAATATAGTCATGCTCTCTTACCGGGGCGATGAGTTGAAACTTGCCACCGGCGAAGACTGCACCGCACTGCCCCTTCTGAAAACAGATGGCGGACAAACCCCGCCAAGCAATAACTCAAAAACAAAAGAGACTATGAATGCAGATTTTAAAGCTATCGCCCTGAAGCTGGGCCTGCCGGAGACGGCGGCAGAAGCGGAGATTCTTGCCAGGATAGGTATCCTGCAAGGACATCAGACCGCAAACATGGAACTGCGCAAGCAGCTGGACGAGATCAGGCTGGCAAGTGTGACGCAGATGGTGGATGACGCCATCAAGGCAGGAAAGTTCAATGCGGACAAGAGGGAACACTTCATCGGTCTGGGCAAGACAATGGGAGCGGACTCCTTGAAATTGACACTGGACAGCATGGCTGCCGCCACCAAGCCGATGCAGTTGCTTAACACCGGTGGAGGCGGTGCGTCGAGTGCCGGCATGGCATCGGGACAGTGGGGTAAACTGAGCGAGGTGCCGGAATCGCAGCTGAAGCTGATGCGCGAGAACGATCCGGCCAGATACCGTGAGCTGTACAAGGCGGAATACGGCATAGATTGCCCTAAGTTCTGAGAGAGGAGAAACAGTAATAGTAACTTGTAAAATCGTAAAACGACATGATGAAATTTATTTGCGGAACGCTGTTCAACGTCCTGATGGGCGTCGTCCTGGCGAATGTGGTGGGAATGGATCCCGCTTATGGCGCAGCGACCGGGGCGGTTGTTCCGGCTGTGCTTGGAAACTTCATGCCCTTGGGCGCAGCCTTTGAGGGCGTATATACTGAGGTGTGGACCGGTGAGCTGGTAAAACGCCTGAATGCGGGGCTGGCGGCGAGTTTTCTGAACGGGATTCCCGACTATTCGGCCAAGGCCGAGAATGAGGTCATCCATCTGGTGGATGTGGGAGGTGATCCGGATGTGCTGATAAACAATACCACCTATCCGATTCCGGTCCAGAATCTTACGGAAGGTGATATTCCCATCGGCCTGGACAAATACCAGACGAAGGCGACCCGCGTGACGGACGACCAGTTGTATGCCATTTCCTATGACAAGTTCTCCACCGATGTACAGCGCCACAGCAATGCCATTGACACGGCCAAGTACAAGAAGGCCATTCATGCGCTGTCCCCTTACAGCAATACGAAAACCACCCCTGTAGTCCCCACTTCGGGTGAGGCTGACGCTACGGGCCGCAAGAAGATGACACGCAAGGATGTCATCGCCCTGAAACGCGCTTTCGACAAGGCGGAGGTTCCTACTGACGGACGTCGTCTGGTGCTTTGTCCCGACCATATCAACGACTTGCTGGAAGAAGACCAGAAGTTCCGTGAGCAGTACTACAACTACACCACCGGTAAGGTGACGAACATGTACGGTTTCGAGATTTATGAATTTGTAAACTGCCCGTACTTCACCAATGCCGGGGTGAAGGTTCCTTTCGGGACTTCTCCCGCCGAGACGGACATGCAGGCGTCCGTTGCCTTCTACGTGCCCCGCATGTTCCGTGCCCAGGGTTCCACGAAGATGTACTATAACGAGGCGCGTACCAATCCGCAGACCCAGGAGAGTCTTGTAAACTTCCGCCACTACGAAATCACGATGCCGAAGAAGCAGGAGGCTATCGGTGCCATCTACAGTTATGATGGCAAGACGGCACAGACTTCCGATGCGGAGGTGACAGCGGACAAGCACTGGGCGCAGATCCGTCGTGAAGCTGCCGCGGCTGCCGCAAAGGCTGAAGAGGAGAAGGCTGGTCCGCTTCCGGAGGATGCGGGTGAAGAACTGGAGGCATAGTGATGAGCAGAGGACTACGCAACAATAACCCGCTGAATATCCGTCTCTCTGCCACCACCGTGTGGCAGGGGGAGATCCGGCCTTCGCAGGACCGTTCGTTCTGCCAGTTCAGGACGATGGCCTACGGCTACCGTGCCGGTCTTAAGTTGTTACAGAACTATCGCCGCAAACACGGCTGCCGCACCATTGCCGACTTTATCCGACGTTGGGCGCCACCCACAGAGAACAACACGAACGGTTACATCAGCCGTGTGTGCAAGGAGATGCAGGTGCCGGCAAGCTATGTACCCGATGTGGGTGATCAAGGTACGATGTGCGCTTTTGCGGCTGCGATGTCGCAGGTGGAAAACGGAGTACCTGCCGTGATGGAGGACATTATCACGGGTTGGAGCCTGCTTTAAGTGATTATTGAAAACTACTTGGCCATGAACATGGAAACGATAATGCAGATTCTCCAGTGGCTTGTGCCGAGCGGCATTGCCGGTTCCCTTTGGGCATGGTTGAGACACCGGGAGAACAGCAAGGTAATCGCCGCCAAGGAGCGGAACGATGCCTATAAAGAAATGTATGACAACCTTTCGGGGACATTAATTGAATTGCAGAATGAGAACATCAAGCTTAACAAGGCGGTACGTGAACTCAACCGTACTATCCGTAAGGCTTCCACTTGCCGCCATTATAATGATTGTCCTATCCGTATCGAGTTGCAGAAGTCAGGGGGAATCGATGCAGACCAGCCATCATACCGACAGCCTGCAAGGCAGAAGCGGGTTCGCTCTCCTTCAGCAGCCCGTTCCTCCCAGTGTGGCGAGGACGGCATTTCCGACGAAGATATTGACCTCGATACCTGTGGGGACGGGCTTCAGTAAGCGTAGTGGGCAGGCAACAGTGAATGTCAACCGCATATCGGAAGACAGTCTGGAGGTGACTGCCACCTGCGACAGTCTGGCACGCCAGGTAATAATGCTGACGGAAGAACTGACACGTATCCGCAACGAGACATCCTCAGCGGTAGAGACCCTGCCTCCTGAGGTGATAAGGGAACCCACCGGCTGGCAGTGGTTTCAAATATGGACAGGTCGGCTGGCCGTTGCCGTCCTTCTTCTGATGCTGATTAAACGGCGATTGAACAGAACTTAAAAACAAAAGAATTTATGGACGGATTAATTTACGGACTGGCGCACCTCAAATTCAAGGAGAAGGAAATCGGCCTTATCAGCGAGGAAGGCCTGCAGCCCGCTGGGAGCGCCCCGAGTACCACGGACATCTACGCCGCGCAGGTGAAGGACGGCCCGGTAATGACACTCACCACCAATCCCGGCAAGAAGGCATTCACCTGCACCCTGATAGAGCTGAACGCCGAGAGCCTGGTGAACACCATCGGCGGCACGAAGGACGCCAAGAACAACTGGGAGCCCCCCGAGAACTGGGAAGCCACGGGCGTGATGGACGTGGTTGCCGACAGCGGCGAGACCCTACGCTTCTACAATGCCAAGGTGACCGGCAGTGACTTTGCCAACGGCATCAACTCATCCAACGTGCTGGGGCTTTCCCTGAACATCGAGCTGCTGAAGGATGCCGAGGGCAAGCGCATGAAGCTCTTCGCCAAGGGCATCGACCCGGATACGGGTACCGAGGCTGCAGGCTAATGGGGGGGGCTGCCCATGAAACCGAACTTTGAAATGGAATCCCTTGCGGAGAGGGTCATGTCGGATGCCGGCATCTCCCTTCCGCTGCGGCTTCCCGGAGGGAGACACATCCGCTGGGTGATGCGGATACCAACCCTGGAAAGCCGCTGCCGCATGGCACGGATGTATCTGAAACTGGGTGTGACACACGAGGAACTCAGGGCCTACACCTTTGAACAGAAGCTGGAGTTTATGGTGAAGCACACCAGGACAGTGAGCCGCATGGTGGCATATGCCATCGTTCGCGGCAGTGTGTCGGGCAGGCTTCTGAACCGTCCGGTGGCATGGATGCTGCGCAGCTGCATGCACCCCGTCGCCCTGGAAGACGCCTGGATGATTGCACTCAGTACGATGAGTACCATCCCTTTCGGGAATATTATCAGATTGGCCGAGGTAATGAGCCTGACAGCGCCCAATCTGAGCCAAAGAAAACAGAACGGGAGTTAAAGGGGTACATGGAACCCGCCCATAGCCCGTTCGGTCTCGTGGGACAGATAGCCCGTGACACGGGCTGGAGTGTGGACTACATCATGCGCGGTGTGAACTGCCCGATGCTGATGCTGATGTGGCAGGACTTCCCCCGCCATGTGCCGGGAAGGAAGAAGACCACGCAGGAGATGGTTGCCGAGAGGAGAAGCCGCAACGGGCAGCCGGACATATCTCCGGCGGACTATTTACAACAATTGCTTGACGAGGAGGAAAACGCTGATGAATCCCATTAAACTTGAAATATTCCTGGATGACAAGACGCTGGCGGGCATGAGGTCGGTGGAAGGCAACGTGACCAACATGGAGGCTTTCACCAGGCGGATGATCGGGCATCTGAAACTGGAGCTGAAGGATCTGGAGAAGGAGTATAAGAATCTCCAGAAACAAGGGCTTGCCGGTGAGAGGGAGATGGCTGACATCCAGGCGCTGAAGGGTGCCATCGGCGGGTTGAAGGAACAGCTTAAGGAATACGAGGCTGCCAAAAAACGGGCGGGCGAGACACCCGTCATAGGCAATGACCCCGCACCGAAACTGAACAGCGTGAAGATGAGCATGGCGCAGATAGCCCGCGAGCTTCCGTCACTGGCCATGGGACCGCAGATGTTCTTCCTGGCAATATCCAACAACATCCCGATGTTTACGGACGCGGTGGGCAATGCCAGAAAGGAGTACGAGAGACTGACGGCGGCAGGCCAGAAGGCGACACCGGTATGGAAGCAGGTGCTCTCGTCACTTTTCTCGTGGCAGACTTTAATGGCTACCGCCATCACGCTGACTGTCGTATTCGGCAAGGAAATCGGGAATTTCTTCTCTACACTCTTTTCCGGAAAAAAGTCAGTTGCCGGTCTGGCAGAAGCACAGGAAGAGTTGAACAAGGCGATGCAGGAATCCGATACGGGTATCGGCAAGAATATTGTATTGCTTAGAACCTTGCAGGAGAAATGGGCTTCCCTGGGCAATGACCTTTCCGCAAAAAAGAAATTCATTACAGACAACAAGGAGGAATTCGACAGGCTGAATGTGGCTGTTGCCAACGTCGCCGACGCGGAGAATCTGCTGGTCGGCAATACGGAAGCTTTCATCAAATCCATGCAGCTCCGCGCCAAAGGTGCGGCAGCCCAGAAGATGGCTGCCGAGAAATACGAAGAGTCCCTCAGGCTGCAGCTGGAGATAGAAAAAGAGAAGAAACGTCCGGTCAGCACGCTTGAAAGGACGGCCGGCACTTTGAATACCGTCCAGTCAAGAGGGCTGGTAAATGAAACCGGTGAGGACCTCAAACGGTACGGAGTGGAACATCTGGAGAAACAGAAGAAAGCCATCGACGAGACTGCCGATGCATTCTTCCGACTCGGTATTGAAGCTGAGAATGAAGCCCGGAAAGAATTGAAGGCGGCAAATATAAAGGACAAAATAAAAGTAAAGGCACCGGTAAAAGGAGGTAAAACAGAAACCGACTATACCGCCGAACTTGCCGACGCCCGCATCCGTGCCCAGCGGAAAGTGGAGGCCGCCCGTATCGCCGTGATGGTGGAGGGACGGGAAAAACGCAAGGCGCTTGCCGAAAAGGAGTATAATGACACTTTTGCCGCCATCGACAAGGAAGAACGCGATACCCTTGCCAAACTGGAAAAATCAAGGAAGGCGGGCAGGAAGGTGACTCCCGAAGAGGAGAGGCAGGTGAAGGACGGCGCGACTGCACAACGCGCCCTTGCCCGGGTACAATACCTGCAGGGCACCTACAATATAGAAAAGGAATGGCGCGAGAAGAACCGCCAGGCCTGGATTGACTACAACAAGGAATACGGCACCTACCAGAACAAGCGCCTTGCCATCGTGCAGGACTATGCACTGAAGATAGCCCGTGCCGAAACCGAAGGCGAGAAGGAATCACTGAAAAAGAAACGGGACAACGACTTGAAGGAACTGGACTTCGGGGAATTCAAGAAGACCGTCAACCTGGCTGACGTATTCGGCAATCTGGATGGACAGAGTATGGAAGCGCTTTCCGCGCTTCGTGACAAGCTGAAAGAATATATCAATGGCGCTGCCAAAGAACTGCGCCCGTCCGATTTAAAGGAATTGCAGGATGCCCTTACGGATATAGACCTGAAGATTGCCGACCGCAAGCCTTTCCGGGAATTGAAACGCTCGCTGGCAGAGTACGGCGAATCCCAGGCGGCAGTGGAGAGCGCCCAGGAAGACCTGAACACCGTAATGGCAGGAGGTGAAGTGGTTACGGGTATGTATAGGGACGAGACCGGCAGACTTGTAGCCGGACTGTTGACCCAGGAGCAGGCTGAAAGGAACCTTGCAGCCGCCCAGAACAACCGTCTGAAAAAGCAGGCGGCATTGGCGCAATCGCTGCAGGGTGTGGCGGGCAGGATGTCATCCTACGGTCAGGCTGCCGGTACCATCATCTCCACACTGGAAGGCTTTGGCGTCACTGTTGACGAGAATGTGAAAGGTGTGGTGGAAGGATTCAACACCATGAGCGAAGGCATCAGCCAGTTTGCCCAATCACTGCTCAGCATGGATATCGGCGGCATGATAAGCGGTGTGGTGAACACCGTGGGCGGTGCCATCAAGAGCGTGGGCAGCCTGTTCGGTGCCGACTGGGGAGGCGAACGATCGGAAAGGCGCTACCAGCAGGCCAAAGAGAAATACGAGAGTTACATGGAAGTACTCGACAGGGTCATTTCCAAACAGAAGGAGCTCGTTGCTTCCATGGAGGCGGACGACTTCGCCAATGCCGACAACTCTTATGAGCGTGCCCGTGAGTTGCTGAAAAAACAGCAGGACTATGCCCGGGAGATGGGTAAGGCCTATCTGAATGCAGGTGCAAGCAAGGGGTTTCTGGGCGTGGGGTCAAGCGCCTCGCACGGTACCGACCAGCGCAAGGACATCTCCCGGTCCGCCTGGGAGCAAGCCAGGAAGGTGTTGGGTAGCGACTTCGATAAATACGGCATAGGGGACGGTCGCATGACGGGACTCTTCGACCTCTCGTATGAGCAGTTGGTGAGACTTCGTGATGAAGCAAGCGGGTTCTGGAGCGAACTGCACGAGGACACACAGGACTACCTGAACCAGATTATCGAAAGCGAGGAAGCCTGGCAGGAGGTGCAGGAAGCCCGCAAGGAGGCACTGACGAAGACGGACTTTGACAGCTTCTATAACAGCTTCGTCTCCATGCTGTCCGATATGGATGCCACTTCGGAGGATTTTGCGGACAGTTTTGAGAAGTACCTGCAGAATGCCATTTTCTCCGCACTGGTAGCCACGCGATACAAGGACCGGATACAGAAACTGTATGACTCATGGGCGGACATGGCCGACAAGGACGGACTTTCTTCCACGGAGGCGGAGAAGCTGCGCGGGGATTACCGGAAGATAATCGATGAGATGCTGAAAGAGCGTGAGCAGCTGATGGAAGATTTCAACTGGAAACCATCGGGCGAAGATGGAGGCAGCCAATCAGGACGCGGCGGTGTCTTTACCGCCATGAGCCAGGAACAGGGTACGAAGCTGGAGGGATTGTTCACCTCCCTGCAGGACCATGCCAGTGGCATGCACCGTCTGCTGGAGGAACTGACGAAGGGACGTTCCGCCGACCATGATATATTCCTGCAGATAGCTGAGAACACCGCTTACTGCAAGATACTGGAAGACATATTCGACCTTCTGGCAAGCAAGGACCGGGACGGATGGAAAACGATATAGCAAGCTTATGAAAGATTTGACAGGATATATGACGATAAACGGCAAGGATGCCTGGACGGAATACTCCGCTTTCCTCTGTGAGGACAGAGAGGAGGATAACTTTAATCTCAGCGAGTTGCTGAAACCGCTTGAGATGAAGGAGTATACTGCCGTGGATTTCCGGGAACGCAACGGCGAGGAACTGCCGGAGGCATTGCCGTCATCCTGCTACAAGGCCCGTGACGTGACGTTGTACTTCGCCGTATACGCCTCTTCTCCGGAGGAATGCGAGACCCGCCGTGCGGCATTGATGAAGGTCATGTATTCCGGATGGGTGAACCTGCAGGTAAAGGGGAAGACATCCGCCTATAAGTTCTACTACAAGTCTTCTTCCGACTTCGATACCGTGACGGATGTAGCCGGCGGAACGGTCGTAGAGAGATGGAAAATGAAGTTTCGGGAACCGAAACCCGGAGCTCTTTAAATAACGATTAAAAGCTGTTTGAATGGAACTCAAAATCTATAACCGGTCCGGAGAGTTGAAACTGACGGTTTCCACATCCTCCTCCTCCACCTGGAACCAGGAACTGATGAAGGAATGCTCTGTGTCGGTCTCCTTTACCCACCCGTCCTACGTGATGCTGGACGTGGAGGACTATGTGCTGCTGGAGGGAGTGAAGTTCAGTATAAAGAAGGAGTACAAGCCGAAGCAGAAGAACAGGCAGACGTACAACTACTCGGTGAAGTTCTACGCCCCCATCCACGACGCTGAGCAGGTGATGTACCTGCACCTGACGGACGGTGCGTATGAACCGCAGTTCTCTCTGAATGACAGTCCGAAGGTACATCTGCAGAAATGGGTGGATAACATGAACCGATTGTCATCTATACCGGTATGGAGCATTGGTGAAGTTTTGGAATCCGCGAACAAGACAGTGGAATACAACAATGCCACTTGTTGGGATGCCTTGTCGCTGATGTCCGACGCTTTTGAGTCCGAATGGTGGGTGGATGATTTCAAAATCAATCTGACCCGTTGTGAACGTGGTGAGCTCGTAGAACTGGGCTATTTGCAGGGCCTCACCTCGTTGGTACAGTCGGAAAACAGTGATGATGTGAAGTTCTTTACACGTTTAATTCCTCTTGGCAGCACTAAGAACATAGACCGCAGCCGCTATGGCTACAGCCGTCTCCAGTTGCCGGACAAAGCGAAATATGTGGACCGGAACACGCATTACGGACTGTTCGAGCATGTGGAGGAATCCGCATTTTCGGAAATCTTTCCGAAATACACCGGAACGGTCACCTCTGTGCGAAGTGAAGAAAAGACGGATGAGGACGGCAAGAAGTTTACGGTCTACTATTTTAATGACGAAGGAATGCTATTTGACCCGAACAAGAACGAGATTGCCGGGCTTGTGAAACGTATATCCTTTCAGACCGGTGACCTTGCCGGGCAGGGAAATTCCGAAAGCAACAATTACTGGTTCGAGGCCAACTATAATTCGGATACGCTGGAATGGGAAATCATCAACACCTATCCTTCCGATGACATTCAGATACCGGGCGGAAACCTTGTACCCCAGCCGGGAGACACGTATATTCCCTGGAATATTCGCATGCCAGAATCATACGAAGCTCAGGCTGAGCAGGACTACAAGGCTGCCGTGGACAGTTTCTTGGAGAAATACAGCGATGACATATCCATCTATGGTGGCGACACAGACTATATATGGGTGGACAAGCAAAACATACCATTACAGCTCGGTCAACGTGTGCGGTTGCTCAGTGACAAGTATTTCTCTTCCGGATATTTCGATACCCGGATGACGAAGGTGGTGCGGAAGCTGGACAACCTGGGAATCGCCAATATTGAGTGCACCAACAAGGTCGGCAAGGGATGGAAGAGGACAGTGGAAGCAAGCCTCTCGCAGTTGCAGTATGTGGTGTCAATGGGGGGGAGTTCCTCTTCCGGAGGCAGTGGCTCTTCTTCCATCACAGAGGTGTCTGACAAACTGAAGAAGGATATCCTTGTCAATTCCAGCGATGTAGGATATATAAAGAAGGGAGATGTGGTTGCTTCCGGAGAGACATGGGAAAAGATTTTTCGCAATATGCTTTACAGACCGGTAGGAGCGGAACTCCGGAGCAGCATATCGACATCAAATGATGTGGAATATGGCACTCCGAAAGGATATATCACCTACACGGCCACACGCAACGGACAGGGTGCCATGAAGGAAGCCTACTATGATGACAAGAAGGATAATATACTGCATTTTTCGGAAGAGAATTCCGGTGTACAGACTGCTGTCAGACGGCTGTCCGGCACCTATATCGAGAGGGAGACCTACAAGGCCGCCGTCACTTATGCCGCATCGGCCGACGGGCAGCTGCCGGAAAAGACATTGAACGACACCATCAGCGTAAACGTGCGCCGCAAGTGGTTTGCCGGGGTTGTGGACTCTGTGCCTGCCACATCGGCCCAGGTACGGTCACTCGGCAGCAGCGGGATGTACACCGGGGCCGGCAGCTACAAGTTCAGTGCCGGCCGGTGGAAGACAATCGTAATCTGCATACCTGAGGGAACCGTGAGCGAGCTCACCCTGACCGCATATCCCGGTAATTTTATCGAAGACACCGGAGTGTGCAGCGGCCCCACTTCCATCTCTGTGGAAGGCGCTAACGGAAGCCAGGCAACGGATTACCGCATGTGGGTGATACGGACCGACGGCACGAACGATGCCGATACATTCACATTCAAAACGAGTTGACATGGTAAAGATAAACGGAAGCAGCTTCGCGCTGCAATACAAGAGGACAACGTACCGGCCTATCGACAGCTCGTCTGTATTCGATACCATAGAGGACGCACGCGTATACGCGAGGAACACCGACGCCGAAGCCTATTTCCCCTATGCGGGACAGCTCGTGTCGACCCTTGAGAACGGGGGGGCCGTCTACAAGCTGTCGAAGGACGACAGCATACCGGAGACCGACGGGAAGAGGCACTTCAAGCTTGACCCTATAGGCAGCAAGAACGACAACGACGACCGCTACGTGCGCAAGGACATCGCCGAGACCATCGAGAAACTGATGACCTTCATCGAGGGCATCAACGTGAAGGGCACGGCAACACTGAACGAAATCATGCTGCTGAAAGACCTCGTGTCGGAGAACTTCTCAGCCGGAGGCTCAGGTTTCGGCATCTACCGGGACGCGGACGGCAACTACCATCTCGACATCGACTTTGTGGACATCCGGAAGAAGCTGAGCGTGGAGGACATCCAGGTGCAGCAGTCCACCTATGTCGGGGGCAGGCAGTACAATACCGGCGGCGGCATCATCTGCAACCGCGTGGAGGACAAGGGCACATACTGGCGCTGCTATTTCAAGACCACTGATTCGGAGGGGCGTACCGTGTACAACACCTTCCGGGAGGATGACCAGGCCATCTGCGAGACGTTCAACCTGAAATCGGGCAACCACTACTACTGGCGGCTCGTGACGGGTACGGGAGACGACTACATAGACCTCTCCAAGGACGACTGTGCATCGGGCAGCGACATCCCGCTTGCCGGAGACAGCATCGTGCAGCTCGGCAACCGGACGGACACGGGCCGGCAGGGTGCCATTGTATGGGACAGCGTTACCGCCGGAGGGCCTTATGTGCGCATATACAATGGGATAAACTCGTACACGATGCCCGAACCGTTGATTGACTTCAATACGGTGCTCAGCGAGATTACCGCCAGGTTTATCAACCAGGCCACGGGTAAGGACATGGACAAGACCCTTGACGACATGCAGGTGAATCTCGACATTATCAAGCAGCAGACGGACAAGGAGTACACGATGTGGTTCTATGACTATGAGCCTACATTGAGTAACATTCCCGCTTCGGAATGGACGACTGCGGAGCTGAAGGCTATGCACGACCAGGACCTGTTCTACAACACCGCTACCGGGCAGGGCTACCGGTTCGAGTCGGGTGCCTGGGAAGAAATCACCGACCACCTGACGCTGAAGGCGCTGGAAGATGCTAAAAAAGCGCAGGATACGGCCGACGGCAAGCGGCGTGTATTCGTGTCGCAGCCCACCGCGGCCGATGACTACGACATGGGGGACATGTGGGTGAACGCGACGTTCTCTTCGGGAGGCGTGTCATATAAGAATGATTCGCTTGTAGCTATCACAGCAAAGAAAGCCGGGGAAAACTTCAGTATATCCCACTGGCGGCCTTCCTCCACCGCCACGACAGCCTATATCGAGAACCTGGGGGACCGTATCACGGTTGCGGTGACGGATTCGGAAAATGGCATTGCCGAGGCTACGAGGCTCGCGAATCAAGGGATAAGCGATGCCTACGATGCCTATTATGCCGCACGGGGAGCGCAGAGTACGGCGGATGAGAATACAGCGGCCATCCAGGTGACAAAGGACTCCATCGCCGCGCTGGTTGAAGGCATCCACTTCGACGGCTCCGGAAACATCACGAACATCAACACTTCCGGGCTGGTGACGACGGCTGATTTCAACTCGCTGCTGTCTAAGAAGGTGAGTTTTGATGCGGCGGGGCATATCACGAACATCGACAAGTCGGGGCTCATCACCGAATCAAACCTTGTGCAGATGTTTGCAGAGAAAACCGCTTCGGATGGTTATGTAAAGAAATCGTATATAGCCGCTTTCGTTACCGAGCTGCCCGACGGGAGGTTCCAGAGCAATGCGCTGGTGAGCGCCGACCTCATCCGGTTCAACGGGCATATCGTGGCGAACGACACGTTCGTGGTGGACAGGGACGGAAACTTGACGCTGAATGACATTACCGCCAATAACCTTACATTATCGGGTGACATCAACGGGAATGATGCGACTTTGAATAACATTACCTTGAATAATGTTACAGCCAATAGCGGAGTATTTAAAGGCGAATTTAGTACATCTATGTCTGGAGGAAGCCGCGTAACTATAAAGGAGGAAAATGAATATGGTACTGACGGAACATATGGCAGCATAAGAGTGTATGACAATAATAATGATAAAGTTATTGATATCGGTTTTAAGGATGGTAATGAGAATAGCCCATATATTTCGATAACTAGTGGTCATGGAAGTACTCTAAGCATTCTTAGTATTTCTACAAACAGAATTAGTATAATGAATTCAACTGGTGTTGGCGAAAGTGACGAGGTTTGGCTTGACACTATGTATGGATTGAGGTTTTTTGAAAATGGCATACTCAAGAAATCTTATCCAGCCAGATAATTAAAAGGATATTATAAATTAATAGTATACGTATCATGAAAATCAACTTTAGAAAAATCGAGGCCCAGACCTCATTCGAGGGCGGCAGACAGACCTTCGACGCCGCGGAAACCGTCGGCAATGAAATGATGTACAACGGCAGCATCCTGCTGGACATAGGCTTTG